ATAACTTTTCCGTTAGCTCCTAGTTTTGCAAAATGTGCCATAATGTTTCTCCTTATATATTAATTTTAATTACCTTTCAACTATGCTTTTTTATATCTTATTATTACTATACCAGAGCCACCCGCACCTGTACTACCTCCGTTTGCACCTGATCCACCGCCACCACCAGTGTTAGCTGTTCCTGATTCTGCATTGCCTCCAGGCCCATATCCTTTTCCTCCACCACCGGTTCCACCACTAGGTCTTAATCCACCACCACCTGTATTTACAGCACCTCCGCCACCACCAGCAAAAGCCGTAGGTGATCCATTAATAGAAGTTGTTGCTCCAGCTCCACCAGAACCACCACCTGAACCTGGTCCACCTCCATTTACTCCTGTGGCTGTTGCTCCACCTCCACCACCACCGTGAGTATGTGTGCCTGGACTTCTACAACCATTACCTCCAGCTTGTCCTTGTGCCGGACTTGTAGGAGGAGTATTGCCTGCAGCTCCAGGGGCCGGACTAGCACCAGGAGCATCTGAGCCTCCACCACCACCAGAACCTCCAGCGAGTGCAGAAGAATTTGTAGGACTTCCTCCAACACCTCCACCACCACCACCGGCAGATGATATTGTACTAAAAGTTGAGGTATTACCAGGACCGCCTTTAGCATCGGAACCTCCGACAGCTCCACCACCACCAACTGTTATTGGAAATGATGTTGCTGTTACTGTGACTCTATTAGGTGCATTAGGTCTGCCATCTAAAGGACTGGCTGTGTAAGGTGTTACAGGACTTTTTGATTCTCTAAATCCTCCAGCACCTCCACCACCACCATAAAAAGTTGATCCTGCTGCACCACCAGCAACGACCGTATATGAAACTTCATTATTAGCTGCACATACTGCAAGAGCACTAACACAAAAAGTGCCTGGACCAGTGAATGTGTGTATTCTACAATTTCCAGAACAAGTGACTGTTCCACCAGTTGCTGACATAAAATTACTTCCAACATTTGCAAAATCATTATCTTGAATTGATCTCCAACCAACTGTTGAATCTATATAAACTAAAGTTATACCTTCACCTTCTGTTGTAAGTTTTACTGAACCTGCGCCACCATTAATTTTATCTGAACCATTAGGTGTAATAGTTAAATTAGCTGTATCAAATGTGTTTCTATAATCTTGAAAAGATATAATCGCACCAGCAGATCCCGCTGGTAAAGTTGCTACAACTGCACCACCATTCGTATCTACGAAAAAACCTTGTGTGTTGACCGCTGTAAAATCTGATGTTTTGATTGATCCTGTCTGCCAATCGACAGTTCCTGTTCTCCCGAAACCTGTTTGCGTTCCATTGTTAGTGATTGTTACACCACTAGGAATAACAAAAGAATCTCCACTATCTCCTAATGTGGTTGTACCAC